CTCTCTGGAATGTTCTTGATCCGATTAAACGTCTTGAGGAAATGTACGGAAATGATGATAGGTACGTTTTTAGACGTATTCCGGCACTGAATGAGAATGGCGAAAGCAACTTTGATTACGAAGTCAAGGGATTCAGTACGGAATATTACCAAGATATGAAGGATAAGTTGATAAAAGCCGGAAATGAAGCAGAGTGGATGGCTAAATTTCAGCAAAATCCATATGTAAGAGAAGGATTGCTTCTTCCGTTAGATCAGCTAGGTTACTTCAACGGTGTTTTACCTATTGACCATAAATATAGCTTTAAAATCAACTGTGATGTGGCTTTTGGCGGTGGAGATAGCGTTTCAATGCCTGTAGCACTATATGATATGACGGATGATTTGGTTTATATTATCGATTGGTATTTTAACAGTAGTGGCGTTGGAGTAACTGTTCCAGGCGTAGTCGATATGATTATAAAACACAATATAAAGACCATAACATTTGAGGCAAACTCAGGTGGACAGCTATATGCGACAAAAGTACAGGAAGAATTGAAAAAACGAAATTATCTGTGTAGTTGCGACAGCGTAAGAACCATGTGGAATATGGTTAAAGCTGACAAAATCAAGGCTAGTGAAGCAGTAATCCGGCAAAAATTCAGGTTTTTAGACGGTTCTAAGCATAATCCCGAGGAATATGGGGAAGATGTAAAGATATTTGAGCGTTCACCACAGTATGAACGTGCTTTAGAGGAAATGGGAACATATGTAACCATAGGTAAGAATCTTCACGATGATGCTATCGATTCAATCTCTATGATAGCTGAAAGAGTATTTGATACATTACAGAGAAAAACAGTAATAATGGATTGTCCGTTTTAGGAGGGTGAATATGACAGCAAAACAGTATTTACAGGATTATAGAAGATTAGAAGGCAAGTATAAGGCTTCTGTCGAGGAATATAAGAACGTGGAATCGGAGATGGTGTCCCTTAAAAGTCCCAACTTAGACGGTGACAGGGTTCAATCTAGTCCTAAAAATGATCCAATAGGTGAAATTGTGGTCAATCTTGAGGATGAGAAAGCGAAAATCGGCATGAGAATGGTGAGATTCAATTCTCAGATGCTTGTGATCCGAAATCAGATAGCTCAGATGGAATCTGTTGATAATGATTACTATGTCATATTACTGCTCAGATACGTTCTGTATAAGGATTGGAAATTTGTCTGCGACAAGCTGAATATGTCAAGGGCGCAGGCAAACGTGGTTCATGGTCGTGCTTTACAGGAATTTGACCGTGAATTTAACCAGATTTACTGTGACAGATGAAAAGTCAAGACAAAATAGACAAAATAGACATTTTAGCCTTTGCAAAACTCGAAAATCTGTGATTTATATAGAATTGGATAGTTAGTTAATACGCCCCAAGAGTTGATTCTTGGGGCTTTTTTAATGGCCGCAGTTGGGAGAAAGAAAAATGACGATACTTGATAAAGATGTAGAGGGCTTCAATCCGATATATCACACAAAACTCGGAAGAGGGAATATCTTTACATCCGAGCCATTTGTGACAAGGGAAAACTTAATAGATATTCTTACGGCGGCTGAATCAGCACACAAAACGAATGTATCTGATATGAATTTCCTGCTCAGATATGAAAAGGGAGATCAGCCATTACCAAGAGTGAAATTGGTTCGCCCTGAGATAGATGTTAACGATATAGATAACATAGCTAACCAGATTACAGAGTTTAAGCTTGGTTATGATTGGGGTTATCCAATCTCTATAGTTCAGCGTGGAGCTAACAAGGATGTCAATTCTGAGGCAATAACCTTACTGAATGACTTCTATGAGTTAGCCGGAAGTCGAGGCAAACAGCAGGAACTTGCTAGATGGGTAGAGATTACAGGAATCGGCTACACATATGTTGATGTAAATGATGATTACGATGAAGGTGAAAGTCCTTTTACCCTGGATGTTCTTGATCCTAGATTCACATTTGTAGTAAGAAGCCTATATTACCCAGACAACAGAATCATAATGGCTGTTACTTTTGGGGATGTAGATGCAGATGGAACTAAGAAATACACCTGTTTCACCAAGGATAGAAGATACATTGTTAAGAATGTAACGAAGATTCCTGATAACAAGGGTATTTCCATTGAGCGTGAGTGGCTGAACACTTTAGGCATCATTCCTATAGTTGAATGGTTCAGAGCATATGACAGAATGGGATGCTTTGAGAGACAGATTCCTGAGATGGATGCTCTCAATCTTCTTAATTCTGACTTCCTTAATGACGTAGATCAAAATACACAGGCTATATGGCAGACCATAGATGTTGATTTTGCAAAGGAAACCGTTGAGAACGATGACGGAACAACAACCGAAAGGGTTAAAAGACCTGAAAACGGACAATGGCTTCAGACATTTTCTACTCAGAACGGAAAACAGCCTGTAATCAAGGCTCTTACAGTAGATTATAACTACTCCGGCGTTCTCAGCAATATTGTCAATAAGAGACAGACCATTCTTAGTAAGTGTGATGTCCCTCAGAGAAATGACACTTCGGGTGGTTCTTCCGGCATAGCAATGAGTGATGCTTCAGGTTGGTCTGCGGCAGAAGCTTCAGCTATGAAAAAGGAGAACATTCAGGACCGTTGCAAGTGCCAGGAACTTAGAGTTGTCTTTAAGGCTATGAACAAGAATAGCAGATTCAAGGACAATGAAGAGATTAAGTCTCTTAGTCTTGCAGATGTTAAGCCATATATCAAACGTCAGAAGTCATATGAAATGACAGTTAAGACCAATGCATTCGCTACAATGGTTGCTCATGGTATCAATGGTCTTGATGCTATTCAGAGTATTAACTTCTTTGATGATCCGTCACAGGTTTGGGAGCGTTCAAAGGATGGCATTGAAGCATATCAGACTAAGACATATGGCGAAGAACCGATACAGAATGAGAATCAGATTGAAGTTGATACGGAACTGTCGAGTGACAGGATTACGGATCAGATTGATAGGAGTCCGAACATAAATGGCTGAAACTCAGAGCTTCGATAAACTGAATATCCTTAAGAGAAGGTCGATTCCTTATGATGAATACTTCGGAGATATGGATTTAACCCCAAAGCAGAAAGCAAAGCGTAAGGAAATGGCTTTAATCCTTGAAGATGTGTTTTACATATTCTTTGAGATGTTTGGGAAAGGACTTGAAATTGGATTCCTTAATGAACTTAAGGTAAAGCAGGAGCTAACTTATCAGCTTTATGAAGCTATAGAGAACAGTAAAGAAGCTGAAAGGTTTTTTGAGTCTGAGGAACAGAAGGACAAGTACATAACCGATACGGTCAATGAAACCTATCGGTCAACATTTGAAAATATTGTCAGAGAGCCGGACACACTAGATTATACAGGCACAGAAAAATATTGGCTCTCTGATGATAGAGCGCAGTTTATAGCCGAAAACGAGGCAAACACATTGCTAAATGGTGCTGAGTTTATTGAGGCTAAAGAAGAAGGATACACGCACAAAATCTGGATGAGTTATGGCGATGACAGAGTACGTCTGACACATCAAGAGGTAGATGGTGCAAAAATTCCAATTGGGGCTTACTTTGATGTGGGCAGAGCAAGGATGCTATATCCGAAGGATGTGACTAGTGAACTATCAACCGGGGCTGAATGTCCTGAAGAGATCGTTAATTGCAGATGCACAGTTAAATACGTTTAAAAACTAAGGACAGTTAATAGCTGTCCTTTTTTATATGGCGGCAGAGAAGTCGCATTACAAAACTCGCAAGAACTTTATTTGACAGAGAAGTCGTTAATCGCAAACAAACAGGCAGAGAAGCCTTAAATCGCAGAAAGGAAATAGGTAATAACTATGGACGAGAACACAAATGTAACAACAAACGAAGCAACTAATGACGTAGCACAGGCAACACCAAAGGCTGAAACTTCCAAGGTTGATGAGAAGCCTACCACTCAGACAATCGAAGAACAGTTACAGGCACTTATGGTAGAGAATGCCAAGATGAAAAGGGCATTTGATAAAGCTTCAAGCGAAGCCGCCGACTACAAGAAGAAGTATAATGCGACTCTTTCCGAACAGGAAAAAGCAAGCATGGAAAAAGCAGAGGAACAGGCTAGACGAGATGAGCGTTTAGCTGAGTTGGAGCGAGAGAACTCGATCCATAGATTTACAGAACAGTTCCTAGACTTAGGCTATGACAAGGCATCAGCAATCGAAGCCGCAACCGCACAGGTTGATGGTGATGTAGATGCCCTTTTTAAGTTACAGAAAAAGATCATAGACGAAAAGGTTTTAGCCAAGGAACAGGAACTCATAAAAGATATGCCAAGAGCTACTACAGGCCGTTATGCATCTATGACAAAAGACCAGATTATGGCCATTCCTGATAGAGAAGAACGCCGCAGAGCTATGGCAGAGAATTGGGAACTTTTCAATTAAAAAAAAATATAGGAGGAAAAGAATATGCCTACTAACGTTACTAACGAAGCTGAAGCTAGACTTTCAAAGTCAGCAAATTTCGCTCGTGTAAGAGAGCGTGAGTTCGTTGAGATATTCAACGGCGATATTAGAAAACTTACAGAAGCACTTGGAGTTACAAGAAAGATTCAGAAGGAATCCGGCTCTGTACTTAAGGTTATGAAGGTTACAGGAACACTTCAGAGTGGTTCAGTTCCAGAAGGTGAGATTATCCCACTTTCAGAGTATGCAACAACTTGGGAGGCAATCGGTGAGATTACTCTTAAGAAGTGGAGAAAGTCAACCACTATCGAAGCTATCAACGATAAGGGTTACGATCAGGCAGTAACAGCTACAACTGATAAGATGCTTAAGCAGATTCAGAGAGCTATAAGAAGTGATTTCTTCACATTCCTTGCAACAGGTACAAGAACTGCTACAGGTGATGGATTCCAGGATACCCTTGCAAATGCATGGGGACAGCTTCAGGTTATTTTCGAGGATACAGATTCACAGCCTGTATTCTTTATGAATCCACTTGATCTTGCCGGTTATCTCGGCTCAACATCAGCTAACCTTGCACAGCTTTTCGGATTTACATATCTGAAGAACTTCCTTGGTCTTGGTGATTGTTTCCTTAACAGCGATGTTCCAAAGGGAAAGATTTACGCAACAGTTAAGGACAATATCGTACTTTACTATGTAAATGCTGCAACAGCAGACATTACTGAGGGATTCCAGTTTACAACTGACCAGACAGGTCTTATCGGTATCCATGAGTATCCTGACTACGACAGAGATTGTGTTAACGATTCTGTTGTTTCAGGTATCAAGCTTTTTGCTGAGAAGCTTTACGGTGTTGTTGTTGGTACTATCGGAGATGCACCATCAGCATAAATTAAATAATGTGAGGAATTAATATGGATACAGAAACATATAACGAAATATTAACGTCACTTGAAAGAGTATTAGGCGTTACGGAGGAATCGGATATAACCATATTAACAGAAGTCCTCAATGATGCAATAGCAGAGATTATAGCGGCACGGAAGTATCCAAGTGATATGAGTGCCGCTGATATTGAAGCAGATATGCAAAAGTACATATCAAACGTCAAGAAACTAGCCAAATACGACTACATAAAACTTGGTGCTGATTTTGAAGAAACGCACAACGAAAACGGAACTAACCGTACTTATGTGGATCGTGCGAAATGCTTTGATGGTGTAGTGCCATTTTGCAGGCAGTTTTGACGGTGTAGATGTGCGTGTGAGGGCATTGTGCCTTCGTGATGTCCTTATGCAAGGGTGTGTGTATAGATTTTGGTGGTGGGCTACACACTTAAGATAAGCGAGGTATACGCATGACGATAGAAGTCACGATTCTTATTTCAGCAGTTGCTACGGCTTTTGCAATCTATTTTGGATTGCGGAGCAACAGGCGTGAAGATGTTAAGACTATTGAGGAAAGAGCGGCAAAGAATGCTGAGATCATCTACAAACTCGACACCATATCTGGGACGATGAATGGCATTAAGGATGACGTAAGTACGACTCGGAAGAAGGTTGAGGAAATGGATAGGCGTTTGGTAATCGTGGAACAATCCTCTAAGTCAGCGCATCACAGAATAGACCGTATGGAAGGGAAGGAGGAAGAAAGAAATGCTTAACGGGATTAAGAAAGACATATCCAATAAGAACTTTTGGAAAGCAACAGCGATTAGAGCTATTAAGACAATATGCCAGACCGCCATAGCCACTATTGGAACAGCAACTCTTCTTGAGGAAGTTAAGTGGCCAATGGTTATAAGTGCGAGTCTGTTGGCAGGAATCCTTTCCGTACTTACATCTATAGTAACAGGTCTGCCGGAGGTTGACG